TTGAAGGAATCAAGGATTGCCACAATCTTCTTCGAAGATTTGGCAGTGTTAGTGGTGATGCGTACCTTTGCGAAGATACGCTTGTCATCTGGCTTTGACACATGAACAACTCCGTTCTTAACGACGGCGGTCAGTGTCTTGGTTTCAACTGTTCTCATGGTGTTCCTTTCGGTAAAGTGCCGAGCCAATTTGATTCGACCCCCTTTATCAAACAGAGCTTCGCTCTGTTATCAAGAAAAGACAGGCATGCGATCACATACACGCGTATAGATTCCTGCCGTTTAGCAACTCCCGCGCTCGCGTCATCCACCGTATGCGCCCGCATCAAGGCGCATCACATGACAGGCATGACATGCCAAGGCGGGCATGACATGACACATGACATGACCCAACACACCGAGGTTTTACGCTCAGTTTTTGACATTGGGCTGAATCCATGGGAGAATGTTTGTCGTTGGGAGGTGGTCTTCCAGCATCAGACACGAAAGGCAAGACAATGAACGCAATCACAGCATGGACACATGATGACCTACTCGCAGACCTTAAGGCTGAAGTTCTTGAGGTGCGGGCGGAGTACGGAGTACCAAGCCTGAATCATGTGCCAGATTTTGAGTTGGTTCCCCTGCGCGAAGCCCGCAATGGTGACCTTGTACACATAGGCAAGGGTCGCGTTGGTGTGGTGTATGACATCCGCGAGGTTCGCGGTAATGTAGAGATGAGTATTGTGAGCGATAAGTTCCGCGTAGTTATGAAGCGGTTCGCTCTATAGGATAGTTCGCGGACGCCCCCGCTCCAGCCCATGGATGCGGGGGTTTTCGCATGCGCGCACAATGTTTTTCCCCTGCCTCACGCCCATGCGTGGGGCTTTTTTTGTGCGTTCACCCATGCCGACCCCCCTGATGTTTAGCACCGCCCCCCTCCCCCTCACCCACTATCAGCTAAATAATTTTGACCAGAAAACCAGCTCTGACCAGCACTTTTATAAATAAATAAAAAAACTTTACCAAACCCCTTGAAACACGCCGACGCTCTAGACCCCTATATAAGTATAAGGCGAAATACTTATTGAGCCTTGGAAGGCAGGCTTAATGCCTGCCTGATGGTTTATATATGCATGAGTGGGGATACTTCTGCCCAGACCCCTCTGTACTACTACAGACACTGGAGTCCAATTGGAAAGAAACTTATCACCAGAAGAAGCTCGCAAAGAACTAATCGATTTGGTAAGACAAGGCAGAACGATCGCCGACGCCCTAAAGGTCATCGGGCGATCTCGCTCTTGGTATGACACCCAACGCCGAGAAGCTGAAGGCTTCTCAGCTTATGTGGATAATGCTCGGTTTAGAACTGCAGACCTCGCAGATTCTGCTCGGTCTGGTCTATCTGACTTTGCGGAGTTCTCTGAGAATTATCTGGGAACCAAGGTTCCACCCCACATGATGAATGTGGTAGACATGTTGGAAGGCAAAGATCCTTCTTGGTTACACGACAGCATGGTCTACGAAAAAGGGTCGGCGGGCTTATCCCGCCTCTTGGTAAACGTACCCCCTAACCACGCCAAGACGATGACGATCACGATTAACTACGTGACTTACCGTCTGGTTAAAAATCCTAACATTTCGGTCATGGTTATTTCCAAGACCCAAGAGCAGGCAAAGAAGTTTTTGTATGCGATCAAGCAACGCTTGACGCATCCGAGGTACGCTGACCTACAGGCAGCATTTGGTCCGACAGATGGATATAAAGCTACCGCAGATCAGTGGTCAGCAACCAAGATCTATCTTGGTGGCGACATCCGCGATAACGATGCTAAAGACCCTTCAGTCGAAGCTATCGGTATGGGCGGACAGGTTTACGGAAACCGTGCAGACTTAATCGTTCTTGACGACGTAGTCACTCTGAGTAATGCTTCAGAGTGGGCTAAGCAACAGGAGTGGATTCGCCAGGAAGTAGCTTCGCGTCTTCCGCCAGGTGGTGGTCAACTGCTTGTAGTTGGCACACGAGTCTCAGCGGTTGACTTATATAAAGAGCTCCGCAACCCACAGCATTACACCGACGGCATATTGCCTTGGTCATATTTGTCCATGCCTGCAGTCTTAGAATATGCAGACAAGCCTGAAGATTGGAAAACTCTTTGGGCAAAGACCGAACAACCCCTTACGGATACTGACGTACCCGACGAGGATGGCTTGTACGATCGATGGACAGGACCGCGTCTAACGGCGGTCCGTAATGAGGCAGGACCATCTAAGTGGTCTCTGGTTTACCAGAACCTCGATATTGCGGAGAATGCAATCTTCGACCCGATGTGCGTCAGAGGCGCAGTAAATGGAATGAGAAAATCGGGTGCGTTGGTAGCAGGCGCAGCAGGACATCCCAATAACCCTGAGAACTTTTACAGGGTTATAGGTATCGACCCAGCAATGTCTGGTGATACCGCTGCTATCGCCTATGCGGTTGACCGCAGGTCACATAAACGCTACGTCATGGATGTTCACATCATGACAGCTCCTACACCTGCAGCAATCCGATCTCTTATTCGGGAATGGACTGATGCGTATAAACCGCATACGGTCATTGTGGAATCAAATGCTTTCCAGCTTTTCCTTACACAAGACGAAGAGATTCGTAACTTCCTGTCTACACGTGGAGTCGCATACCGACCTCACTACACAGGAAACAACAAGCAAGACCCAGAGTTCGGCGTAGCCTCTCTGGCTCCACTGTTCGGAACCGTCACTAAGCGAGACGGCGTCATGAACAACTTCAAGCATGCTGATGACAACTTGATTGAGTTACCAGACAGCTCGAAGAATGAACACGTTAAAAAGTTAATCGAACAACTTGTTACTTGGCAACCAGGAGTACAAGGCAAGAAGCTCAAGATGGATGCCGTGATGGCGTTATGGTTCTGTGAGATTGTAGCCAGAGAAACTTTATTAACCTCGACTAACGTACCAAACTTTATAAACAATCAATTCACACCTCGTGGAGAGATTGAATCAAGGTACATCATCAACCTAGATGATCTCGCTGCACAACAGCGAGCTGTGAGATTGTGACATTATGAAAGAACTTGTAAATGCATTCGAGCAATTAAAAGCTCGAAACTCCGAGCGCGACAAGCGCATGCGCGAGGTTGCTTTGGTTAGAGCGGGTAATGCCGATCAGGTCTTCCGTGGGCTATTCCCAGAAGGCGTGTGGTCACGTCCTATTATTGCCAACCTCATTGACGTCGTTGCACGAGATGTTGCTGAACAAGTCGGTGTTCTACCTACCATTACTGCTGCTGGCGATTCATCTCTAGATGATAACCAGCGTTCCAAGGCTGACAAGCGTACAAAGATTGCCAACTATTATGTTGCGTCATCTCGACTTGGAACGGAACTACTGCGTGGCGCAGATCAGTTAGCAACCTATGGCTTTGTTCCTTTGCGAGTTGAACCAAACTTTAAGGACAAGCGACCACACATCCATGTGGAAAATTCAATGGGTGCTTATTACGATATGGATCGCTTCGGTGTTGTAAACACCTACGCTCGTCTGTATCACCGTAAAGCTGGAGATTTGGCTGCTCACTTCCCCGAGCATGCCGATGCAATTCTTCAATCAAATACTTATACACGCGGCGATGGCAATAGTTTATTGCAGGTCGTACGCTGGACAGATAAAGAAAAGACTGTTCTTTTCTTGCCAGATCGGGGAGGTTTAGTACTTGCAACAACACCGAACAAGACAGGTGTCGTCCCAATTGCGATTGCTCAACGCCCTTCTCTTGATGGCGAGACCAGGGGTCAATTCGACGATGTACTACCTGTTTACGCAGCGAAAGCGCGACTTGCTCTCCTTACTATGGAGGCTGTTCAGAAGTCTGTTGAAGCTCCTCTTGCTCTTCCCAATGATGTTACTTCTCTATCCATTGGTCCTGATTCAGTCATCCGTTCTAATTCCCCTGAGAAAATTCGTCGTGTCAATCTGGACGTACCTCAGTACGCGTTTGCGGAGAACAATGTCCTAGCAGACGAAATGAAATTGGGAACACGTTTCCCTCAAGCACGTGCAGGACAAGCAGAAGGATCAGTAGTTACTGGTCAAGGCGTAAAGGCTTTGATGGCAGGTTACGATTCGCAAGTAAAGATTTACCAATCAATTCTTGGTGAGGCAATCGGACAAGCAATCTCATTTGCATTCGCAACTGATGAAGCATACTTTGCTGATATTACTCGTGAAGTATCTGCAACTGCTAACGGAGTTCCTTACAAGTTACAGTACAAGCCATCTTCCGACATCAATGGAAACTTTGGCGTGACCGTTGAGTACGGTCTTATGGCAGGTTTAGATCCTAACCGCGCATTGGTATGGGGTCTACAAGCTCGTGGAGATAAGTTAATCTCTCGCGGAATGTTGCGTCGCAACCTTCCTATCTCGCTTAATGCTGGTGAAGAAGAGCGAGCAATCGATATCGAAGAGATGCGTGATTCGCTTAAAGCGTCCGTATCTCAAATGGCTGCAGCAATTCCACAAATGGTAATGCAAGGTCAAGATCCGATGAAGATTGTAGAAAAGATGGCAAGCGTTATTACAGATCGCAAGAAGGGTATTCCTCTTGAAGATGCAGTAGCAAATGCTTTTAAGCCAGAACCAGCACCACAACCACCAGCAGGACAACCAGGAATGGCAGAACAGCCAGCAGTTCCTGAACCTGGAATGGGTGGAGGACAAGCACCACAACTTCCTCAAGGTAGACCACCTATGCAAGAACTGCTTGCAGGTCTAACAGGTGGAGGAAATCCAAATCTAGCAGCGAGAGTAACTCGTCAGATCCCAGCATAACTAAGGAGAAATAAATGTTCGGAAAGCAAGGAAAGCCAGCAAAGGCTCCAACTTCAACAGCAATGTCAGCAAAGAAGAACGGCGGTAAGTCCGTTGGTGCAGGCATGGTTAAGCAAGGCGTTACCCCAAAGGGTATCAAGGGCAACAACAACAAGCTTAAGTAATCAAAGAAAAGGATAATCAAATGGCACAAATGCGTAAGTCTGCACCAAAGAAAGACAATGGATTAATCCAGGCTATTACAAATAGCTATCGCGTAACAGCAAAAGAAGCTGCACAGATTGTTAAGCAAATTCAAGAGTCCAAGCCAGTGCTTACAGGAATCAATCCAGCTAAGGAAGCAGCTAAGTTTGTTGGCGGAGCAGTAAAAGCAAATGTTCAACTTCCAGGCAAAGTCGCAGGAATTGCAAAGAAGAATGCTTCAGGAGTTGTAAAGAGTTTCAAGCAAGGTTACAACAAGTAATTTTAATTAAGTAAAGGATAACTATGGCAGCGAAGAAGTCAAGCTCCAAGAAGTTTAAGCA